TTAACAAGTGACACTATAACCCAACAAATGTTAAACAATGGAATCACTTTAGACTCTAGTGTACAAGTACAAAATGGTGAATGTGCTGTTGCTGGCTGCTGGGGTGGTCAAGGTGGAGCTGATAGCTTTACAATAAGATTACAAATAAGAGATAGCGATAATGAAATATTGGCAACAGCTAGTCAAACTAGGACAAATGTTACAGGGATTAATGGTAAAGATTTCCAAGATACTCTTTCGTATACAGGTATTGGTTCTAACATTGGAAATATCTTTATTAGTGGCACTGATGCTAATGCTCCTAGCACTCTCGGCGGGGCAAACTTAGACAATATATCAGTCATTATGACTTATGATACTACTGTATTAACTGCCAGCCAAACAACAGAGATTAACAACACAGTTAAAAACATAGAAGAAACTTTAGAATTAACAGAAACAATACTACCTGAATCATTTACGGAAGAATTGTTTGTTGAAGAAATAACTTTTGAACCTGAGCCTGTACCCGTAGAAGAAATATCTGTGGTAACTACAGAGCCTGAGTTTGAAGAAACAATGGAGATAATAAATGTCAACGAAACAAGCGAAGAACCAAGAACAAGCGTATCTACAGGAGAGGGAGAAACAAGAGGAAGAGATAATGCTCCTACTCAAACAGCTTCTGCTGAAACTAGTGAAGTACTTGGATTAGAAAAAGTAGACAACATACAAGAAGCTGTATCTGTAAAGATACCTAGAGTAGCTGACCAGTTAAAGGCTGTTCAATACCTAGTAGCTAAGGCTATGCAGAGTACTAATGGTCTGCTAAAAGAATACACAAATGTTAACAATAGCTTATTTGATAACCAACCAACAATAGATGGTGGTAACTTAGATGTCTATACTAGCATTAGTTATGTAGACATAAGGGATATATACCCAAATAACAACTATCCTGATAGAGAGGTAATATGGACATCAAGGTAATAGCTGGATTTGTAGGACTTATAATGACTTTTGGTGGTTTATTCGTCCAAGTAGGTACTGTAATGAACCGTTTAGAGGTGCTTGAGGCTAAATCTACGCCTGATATTACACCTATTAAACAAGAACTAGCTGACCTTAAAGAACAAATAGCAGTATTAAGAACAAAAGTAGAACAACAGGAGAATCCACTCTCAGGATATTAATATGGATGAAGATAAAAAAGAAGAGATAGGCAAGATTGTCGAAGAGTTACCTGTATTACTAGTAGCTCACGCATATAGAAAACTTAAGTCAGGTGAAGAGGTATCAGCCTCTGAGATGAAAGTATGCCTAGATATATGTAAGACTTACTCACAACCTGACATTGTAGAGAAAGCTAATA